GTTAACAGTAGGACTACCATCGCCACTAAACGAGAAATCAGGCAATACCCTGTCAATCATCATAAATCTTTCGCCATCGCCTATTTCAAGATCACCAGACTCTATAAATGCTGTCATAGGAGAGCCATCGTCATCATGGCCTACTTCGTGATTAAACACATAGTTATCATTAGTGCTTGTAACAACAGAAGAAGCAACAGGGTTTTCTAATACACCAGAGTCTAGCCATGCTCCTCTAGCTAGTGTGCCTACTGCCCAAAGATTCTCATTGTAGTTGTAGCTAACGTAATTGGTAATTTCTGTTGTGCCTGTGCCTACAGGATAAAACCAGATAATCTCACTGAACGCATTGTTCTCAGCCGCAAATACTTTATATGCTTGGCTGACGTTTAGATTAGATAAAACAAAGTCTTGCACTGAGCAAGGTATCTGCTGTACTGCACCGTTGTAGACATAGAACCCTGTTTTATCCATGAAATACACGTTACCCCTAGCATTGACTGCCGCATTGGGGGAGATCATAGACATATCTGAGCTAATGGTTGTGAACTGGAATATAAACGGTGCGCCTACAAATCTCATCGAATGCACTGATACGTCTGTCCAGATAAGTATTTCCTGTCTTGTTTGCAACGCCCCTACTATCTGGCTACCAGAGTTTATTCTAACTCCTCCTGCTGTGTTGGTTGCTGTAGGAGTCCAGTTAGTAATTGATTCTTGATCTGACCACCTTACAAACAAAGGATCTTGATTGGCAGATCCTATTGGATTTGCACCAAAGGCAACGACATGTTGATCATTATCAGACACAAGTATTTGGGCAGATACTGTAGGACAATTAGATGCTCCTCCTAAATCAGTAATATTAACCCCTCTAGCTGTTACACCACCTGACTCATCCCAATAGAATATACCGCCATTTCTTACATTAAATACAAGATCTTCGCCAAAGTTATCTTGACTGAATAATCGAAGCTGTCCTGATACGCTTAACGCAGAAGCACCTCCCCATGTTCCACTACTCCAAGGGCTTGCTCCCCAACCAGCCGCTGATACATAATCATTAAGGCCAGTATTAATCTGATATGCACCTACTGTAGACCCACCGCCATTTCCTGTGTCACTACCATTAGCTGTGACTGTAGTGCCTGATGTATCTTTTGCAGTAATAGTGAAAGAGTTTGCATCTGGAACACTAACAATTTGATATTCTTGATTTAGAACTGTGGCAGTAATATTGCCGCCTAACGTGGCCGCTCCTGAAAAAGTTACAAAATCAGTCTGCACTGCACCATGCGCTGTATCGGCAATGGTTATAGTAGAAGATCCATTTGTTGCTGAAAAGGTTACGTCACCAGCAGATGTTGTTTCTCTCAAAGGAGTGATGTCGTTTGGACTAATACCTTCCATTACATAAAATTTTAAGTTTGTTCCAATACCAACGTACTTAATTGCTTCAAGAGAAGCCCAAGCAAAGATAGATCTGCAAACACCAAAAAAGGCAGTATTGTTAAACTTCGTCCAACCACCTATTTTTTCTGGCCTGCCTTTTCTGAATCTAATTTTATCAGAATCAAACCATCCAGAATCTGCGGTGTATTCAGTTCCTTCTTTGTCTACACCTGGCGCAAATTGTATTTTTTGTAGCGGCATTTAGAATCTCATTCCAGAAAAGTTAGGTATCATTCCACCGCCTATTCCATACAAACCACCTATGCCGCCAAGAAAAGGGTTAAACATTGAGTTATTGCGAGTGCTAGGAGTATATGGCTGGTCTAAACCATCAGGGATATATGGTTTTTGATTAGCGTATCCATAATCTGTTACAACGCCACGGTTTGGGTCTAGGTTATATGTTTCCATCTCAGCGTTTCTAGGACTAAGAAAGGCTCTAGGTAAACTTTGAGCCGTTCCAAAAGGACTGAATCCTCCTTGACGGATCTGATCTATTGCCGCTCTTTGCTCTGGAGTTAAGCTATCTAAATAAGGATTTCCTCCAGCAACCACATCTGAACCAGCATTAGCAGGTGGTGGTGCTGATTCTCCAGCAGGCGGTGCAGCATTAGCAGGAGGTGTGTTTTGTTCAGCCTCTCTTCTTGCTAGTTCTGCTGCATATTCTGCGTTAGTTACTGCGCCATCTCCATCTGTGTCGAACCCTTGAGATATGGCATAGTCTTGTTGTGCGATAGCTTGCTCTCTAGTTTTACCTTGATCAGCCATAACTTCTAACAATCTTGCTTCATAAGGCGTTTGAGTTGGAGGCGTTTCTGCTGGAGGAGTTCCTCCTCCTGCTGGCATGTCCCCAGAAATAACATCGCCAAGATCTACATCTTCTATTGGCGAACCTCCTGCTGGGGGCATACCTCCACCTGCTGGGGGCATTTCTTCTCCTGTTGGAGGCATCCCTTGATCTGGAGGCATCTGACCACCTTTTCCTGGCATTCCTGGCATTCTGCCGCCTTTTCCTGGCATTCCTGGTGTAGGCATTCTGCCTCCTTTACCGCCAGGAGATGGCATGGGGTACGGCATAGGATAAGGAGAACCCATGTTGCCGCCTCTAAATCTGTCTAGCATGTTCATTGTAGAATAAGGTCTGTAAGTATTTCTAAAGCTACTTTGAGGCCCACCAAGAGACTGTATTAGGTTCTGCGTTAGCATAGGAGAACCATAACCTGGATCTCTAAACGGGATATTAGTTGGCATCACTTGACCCATTCCACCGCCTCTTAGAGAGTCCATGTAGTATGGGTTGCGATAAGGGCTTGGTCTTCTAGGAGGGAAGGGAGCCATATATCCACCTCCAAAACCTCCTCCAAATCCCCCACCGAAACCTCCACCATGAAATTGCGAAGAACGCCCTTGCCCATAAGGGTTAGAAGGTCTTCCACCAAATCCACCTCCAAAGCCACCACCGTACATGTTGCCTGGATTGATGCCGCCACCATCGTAGCCGCCGCCAGTGAATCTACCCATTCCACCAAAGTTCCCACCAAACCCCATACCATGATGTCCTCTTAGCATACTTCCAGCGTTTTGCATTGGATTTACTCTCTGTAAGTTATATTCTCGTTGTTCCATTTGCCTAGATTCAGGCATTCGCATTGTTGGATACTCAACAATATCATGAAATTTATATCCTTCTGGGAGACTTGAACGACCAGACATAAAAGGATTACTCGCCATTTTTGCTCCTGGCAACCCACTTAGCTCTATCATTTCTTATCTCCTAATCATCTCTGTCTGCCAATGCAAGCATTCGCAACCTTAATCTCTTGCTTCTTTCTGGAGTCTGTCGGCTCCACCTGCTGTCATCCATCTCTAAAGCTACTTGTCCCCAAGCCTGATCTTCTACCGCTTGGTTCATATATTTGAATTTACTAAGGCCAGTTGGCCCCATCTGAAAGCACATGTTTACAAGTACATGCTGGGCTTCTTGAGGAAGTTTTTCCCAGTTGTCATATATTCTTCTGCACCCGTCAATAGCAAGCTGAACGTCTTCTTGAAACAACTCGTAGCATCTATGCTCTGTGATGCACTCCTCTTCTGGCGCACCATCATAAGCATTCTTGATAGGCAGATTAATTTCTGGGTCAGTTTGTAAAATCTTATGCCCTATGCCTATGGTAGCGTGACCTTCCGTACAAAGGTAAGGATGAAGCACCTTGCCTTCGTCACTAGCTATTTCGTCATAAAGAATTTTTACATCTACCGTCATGCGTACTTACCGATCAAGTAACCAATTATAAATACTATTGCTATTTCCATTATTTTTTAAAACTCTGAAACCCAAAGAAAGCCGCTATCAAGCCTGACACAGAGATAAAATACACTGACGCTATGTCTCCTAGTATAGACGCTGCTTGGTCTAAGTTTAAAAAGGATGTAATCACAATACCAGAGGGATATAGCAACATGCCAAACAAAGCAAACCAACACATGTTCTTTTGTGCTTCAGCTTTTTCATTAGCAATTTCAAGGGCTTGCAATCTCTCCGTTGTTTTTAACTCGTCATCAGTAACAACTCCATCGCCATCACTGTCGTATTTCTCGTACTCACTACCTGGTTCTAGCTCTTTGTTCACTTCTCTCTACTTACCTTTTGTGTTTTTTCTACAGTTCTCATAGCTCCTAAACCAAGCATACCGAGCAACACAGGCATCATGGCTGACATATCAAGGCTAGGAACCTCAACATTCATTTCAGCCAGCAACAAACCAAAGTTAGCCATAGGTATGAGTATGTAGTTTGAAAGGAGAGCAACACAGCATGTCCATCCCACGGCAGGCCGCCACCCGGCTACGAACATACTCTTACTTGCAGCTTCAACTTTGTTTACCTCTAGCTGACCTTTTGCAAGCTCTTGTGCATGTCGCTCTGACATAGTGCTAATTTCATGGGCAAGCTTATTTTTCTCGTCTTTATCTTCGATAAACTTGTCTAGCAACCCAGTAACAGGGCCAACCAAAGACCCAAGTATTGCGCTCATATCATCTCCTATTCAAACAATTTAGTATTTTCGCCAACCATTCTAGGCACACAATAAGCCGTTACATTCTGCTGTCTGTAGTATGTTCTGTCGTTTGGTGACCATTTGCCTTGCTCCACAGCGGTAGCAAATACATTGCAACGATATATGTTTTTGAACAGCATTCTATTATCTGAGACTGTTTCGCCTTCTACAACAACTACTAACAGAAATGCCATTAGCATTTATATCTACCGCATTTTCTCATGTTGCGTTGGCGTTCTTTAGCTTGCTCTAGTCTTTGCTTTGCGGAATCCAATCTTCTTTCTTGAATAGCTTCATATACAAACCAACCTGACCAAGCTATAAATCCTAAAGAACAAATAATAAATAAAACAGTAAAGCGATCCTTCATTCTTTGTTGGCGTTCTTTACGTTTCTTATGTATATCTTTTAAATACTGGGCATGATCTTTTTCTGATTGTTTTCTTATGCGCTCTGCGTCTTTCCAGACATCTGACATCCCCATCATCATCAGATGGTCTTTGATTTTATTTTCTACAGCTTTGATTTCCCTACGTTTTATAGAGAGATCCATTGCTTCTTTAGGGGTCAGAGGGCGTTTAAGTTTCTTTTTTCTTTCCCAATCATCAAGCTTCTGAGCAGTAGATCCAAACTTACCTAAAAGCGCAGCAGCATCTTGAGCATTAGCTTTGCCTTCCTTGAAGGTTGCTATGGTGCTGTTTATTGCAGATAAAGCACTGGTAATCGCTGCGAGTTCAGCGAACATGAGGGGCTACCCCAAGAATTTGCTGGCTATGAGAAGTCCAACAAGAAAAGGATACAACGCATAGACACTCATTTCTATGCGGTTCATACGTTCTGTCCCACGGTCAAGGCGTTCTTCGATGTTCTTGTATCTCACCGCACACTCTCTTTCATGGGCTTCTAAGTTGTCCATTATGGATAGGCCGTGTACATGACGGTAGCAGTTGTTCCATTAGCCACTACAGAAGTAACGGTAAAGCCATCAGAAGCTATTGCAGTTACTTGTCCTAGATTGTATTCACCATCATAATTATTTATCCACCAACAGTAACTGCCGTTCTTAACTACACCGTATTCAACAGAAGGACTATTTAATATTCTAGATGAAACTGTCTCTTGATTTGCTCCTGTGCCTGTAGCGAATCCATGACTGCTAGAAAAATAAGCTGGTTGCCCTCCTGTTACAGTTGCGCCACCAAATGCATTAAATACAATTAAACTAGGTTGAAAGCTTAAACCACTAACGCTGTAAGTTGCAGCGTCTGATGCAGTAACATCAAAAAAACCAGAGACAGGGGTAGTTCCACTAGCAGCGGCAAACGACAAAACTCCTGATCCATTAGTAACTAACGCTTGACCACTAGACCCATCAGCCGCTGGTAATTCCAGTGTATAACTAGATGAAATAGTGGCAGGTGCTTCTAGGGCAACGTACTCTCCACCACTAGCATCTTGTAGTCTAAGATCACCTTCGGCTGTAATATCTACCTGAGTAAAACTAGCTGCGGCTCCTGGCGTATTGATGCTAACAAAACCAAGATTACCAGAACCGTCTGTTTTTAATACTTGACCACTGCTTCCATCAGCGTCTGGCAAGGTGAATACATAGCTAGAGCTAACAGTGCTTGGTGCTTGAAGTGCTACATATTGTCCACCACTAGCATCTTCTAGCCTTAAATCGCCCTCTGCCTCGATATTTACTTGACCCGAAACTATTGCATCAGCATTAACAGTCCCATCAAAATACCCATCTTTAAACTCTAAACTAGCTGTTCCAAGGTCAACGTCATTGTCGCTAACAGGGGCTAAAGCACCGTCTGCTAACGTGATTTGAGATGTGCCACCCACAGTAAATGCTATGGTGTCTGCCGCTGAAAAGAATATACCTGTATCTGTATCGCCTGTATTCGTTATAGAAGGCGCACCAGCAGTTCCGTCAGCCGCACTAACTATGCCGCTTATGGTGACATTTGCAGTTGTTATGGTTCCACTAGCTGTTACGTTAACCGCTGTTGTTGTTCCTGTAAGATCTAAGTCTACAAGGGCATCTACTACTGCGGCTCCAGTTCCAGCACCATCAAGATAAACAACCTTCATTGCGCCATTTGCAATAGTAACAGTGGCCCCACTGCCCTGCTTTATAATAATAGATTGGCCTCCGCTTGTAGCATTTTCTATAAACTGGACTCTTTTTATTGTGTCTGGGCCAAAAGTAATTGTGCAGGTAGAGTCTAGTGTTCCAGTGTATTTAACATACATTGCTCTTGCTGGGTCTGTAGATCCAGGTTCAATAGTTTGAGTATGAGTATCTGCATTAGTTGTAATTGCTTCAGTGCCATAGCCCAACGCTTCGCCAATTAATTGTAAATTAGTATTGGTACTAGAACCCCATGTTCCTGACTCGTCACCAGTAGTGATCTCTTTGAGTCTTAAATTATTTACAAATGTTGCCATGTCTAATTCCTATGATGGTTTAACAGGCCAATCGTTATCGCCTGATCCGTCCATGTTAGGCACTTTAAGAGCAGGCCAATTACTGTGTGTCGTAATGTCCCTCAAAGCTTGCCTGTACGTCTTCCAATTATCTGCCAAGGCTCCACCATATTCTAGTGCTTTTGTCACCATCCAATCTGTTTCTGCCAACAGTCTGTCGCGTTGCGCTCTGTTTGATGTGGCAAGAGCGTTATTAGAATCGTTCTTTGCGATTTCTTTTTCACTGTCAGTTAAGGTTTCTAACTTAACCGTGTAAACAACGCCACTGTCTATGTATGGAGCAACCTGAATACTTTTTTGTTCTAACGGATCATAACCTAATCCAACCGTGACAGGCATGACAGAGTTTTCTGTCATCCAATCAGAGGTAGGGCCAGATGATGGGAAAGAAACATTTGGGAATAACTTTTGATGCTCTCCCATAGTTATTACTGTATTATCTTTAATTATCGCTATCTGCATATTGTTACCTATTTAAAAATTCTTCAGTTGGTGCGGTAAAGTTAGAAGTATATCGGGCTTTGTTTGTAATTCTCATTTCATCAATATAGCCATTAAATGAATAACTCCCTGCTGTGCTATATCCTCCTATATTCTGGGTTCCAGAGACAGTTCCTACAGCAGTAATGGGGTCTGTAATTGATGTTTGTTGTCCTGAAGCAGTTCCATTAATAAACCAAGTTAATGTACCTGCGGAAAAATCACGAACTAACGCAATATGCGTCCAAGTAGTAGTAGAAACAGTACTTGTGCTTTGAAAGTTATTTACAAAGTAATGGGCACTAGCTACATTAGCAAGCCAACAATGAAGATTGCCACCGCTTCCTGTATACATTTGAATTCCATAACCACCGGTATAAATATTGTTATAATTCGCGTGTGCATTTACGTAAATAAAAGCTTCAATCGTAAAAGAACTGTAGTTTACAGGAACTAAAGTTCCATTTGTCAGGTATAAAACATCTCCACTTCCATCTGATTTATAAGAAGCAGTACCAAACTTCTTAACGCTCGTGTCAAGTTGACCATTGGCGTACGTGGCTACATTATTTTTGCCTGTTTGGTCAAAGATAGCGGCATTGGTAAAGTTAAATAGCACTTCAGTGTTTGTTATAGCTGTAAGTGGTGCTGTAGGTGGTGTGAAATTAGAAGCATAAACTATGCTACCTTTCACTAATCTAACATTAGCAATATATCCATCAAAATCAGCGGAAGCACCATACATAGTACCCACATAAAAAGGACTTGTTGAAGCATATAAAGTAGAGGGCGCAGAAGATGTTGTTCCAATGGAAGTGCCATTTAAGTATAAAGTTGCATTAGTTCCGCTTTTTGTTAAAGCCAAATGTACCCATTGTTTTAAATAACCTGATATGTCCACTCCGCTGTCAATACCACTACCAGATTGGTAAGTGCCATCACTGGACATTGCAACACCAAAGTGGTGAGTTGAGTCGGTTTGATAAATTATATAGCTTCTTTGATTTCCAGTAGTGGTGTATAAGCCGCATATCCCACCATTGCTATCTGTAGAGTTAATGTATGCCCAAGCTTCAAGGGTAAAATCTGATGAACCAACTTTTAAATCTGCATGATTTGGTACTGATAAATAATCCCCTGAACCATCAAAATACCCTGATCCTCCTTTATTTGCCGCACTGTAACTAGAGCTAGGCGCAAATGGTGAAAAGGGTTGTATAGCTGGCCCGGCATTATTGCTAACGGAATTAACTGAATTTACTACATGAGCAGAAGTGCTTTTGTCTCTGTGCCTATTACTACAGCAAGTTAAAAGTTTGGTATTTGTTATATCAGTCAAGGGAGAGGTAGGAGTAGTGTACGACCCAGTGTAAAGAGCCGTTCCTTTTAATACTCTTAGGTTTGAAATAAAACCATGCCAAGGATAACTATAACCAGAGCGAGTGTCTTGTCCAATGTATAAACCAGCAGTATCAGGAGCAGCAATGTCTGTACTATCGCCTGTCCAAGTTGCAACCTGAGTGCCGTTTTGAAACATATAGCCTGTAGTTCCTGATCTTACCAACGCTACATGAACCCATTGTCCCAAAGGAAAATCAGATGTTGCCGCCCCTTTCACATCTGCGTTTATATAGTTGGCTAGTTTGTTCGCGCTGTTAACGTAGAGTAAAATTCTGTTTGTATTTGTTCCACCTCTTCCATCATAAATAGATTGTTGTCCTGTGCTGTTTTTCCAAACCCAAGCCTCAATTGTGTAATCACCAGTGCTAAAAGCAAAATCACTACTTGAAGCTACTTGTAAATAATCAATAGCAGGGTTGGTCGCTGCAAAAGAAGATGACCACCTGCCTTCCGCTGCACTAAAAGGGCTGAAAGTTCCTTGAGTTGAATATCCTGCTCTCGTAACAGTAAATCCATTGCTAGATGAATCTAAAAACGTATTGTTTTGCGCCCCATTTGAGCCATCAAAATGATATAGCCCTGTGACTAGATTAAAATCGTCATCTGTTTCTTCTGTCGCACCAGAGGCAGAGATAAGTTTTTGAGCGATCAAACTCATTAGCTTAGATCCTGCCCTGCGGTAAACCCATAATAAATCGTGCCACCGTCCACAGTCAGAAATACAAACACATCAACATCGCCCGATCCGGTGCTGAGTGTAGGGGCTGTAGCTGCTGCCCAATCTACTGATCCCGGCCATGTAATAGTTCTTGCTGAAGAGTCCTGAGTAACCTTCAATGTAAATCCAGATGCATAACCAGAAGCGGCAGGATTACTGAATGTATAGGTCACATCTTCACTAAGAGTATGTGTAAACACTGTGCCGTCTTGCAAATTCAGTGTAGCCGCATTAGAGCTAGATGTGATTGCTGTTGACTCTTCCTGAATACCGTTATCAAACTTCACTACACCATTAGCATCTGCGGTGACTACCTTGCTGGCTTCTGTAGTTCCAAGCGTGGTTATATCAAGATAATTAATCTCTGCTGTGGTAGCCGTTACACCGTCTAGTTTATTTATCTCTGCTGTCGAGGCGGTTACACCATCAAGAATATTTAACTCAGTTGCGGTTGAGGTGACTGCCACATCCTCGTTGATCTTTGGCGAGGTAAGCGTCTTGTTAGTCAGTGTGTCTGTTGTGCCTGTACCCACTAGAGTTGTAGTAGCCGTGGGCATACTAATCAGGGCTTCGGCATGGTTGATTACATTCGATGCAGGAACCAGAGCGTAGTTGCCCATGTAGCTATGAGAGCTACACTGATAGTACAGAATGCTGGGCGTGTCTTCGTCTACGTCTATTTGGGTATATGCGCCAGCACTACCTGCTGTGCCGTTAGTTGTTACACCTGTGGTAAAAGCCGTTGTCTTGTCGGCATCAAGATAAAATCTTAGAGGGTGACTACTGTTGGTACTGTCTGACTGATCAAACCTGTAATAATATCCGCTGTCACTCGTTACATTATCAGCACCGTTTAAATAAATAGCAGGAGACTCAAGGCCATCTAAGAAGTATGCAGAACTACTGCCATCACCGTTGTAAGGATGTGCGGCTGTCTTGGTTCCCACCGTGACTGCAATCGTGATAGGCGCAGAACTACTGCCGTACTTACCACCAACGGCATCGACCTCAAATACTGTGTCGGTGCTTATTAGTCCTTTGGATACTTTAGTTAGAGCCATCCGTCCACTCCGCTGCGCTGATTTGTATTACCCCACGCTTAAACTCTGCCACTCTGTCGTTTGTAAAAATGTTTTCTGCAACACAAGCACTCATTACATCATCAAATCGTGTGCTTTCTACGTTTACGATCCAATTTCTATTAGTCATAAGTAGAGCAGTATCTTTGATGACTGGATCGGTGCTTCTAAAAAACGCACACATTTCTGTTTCTGTAAGCAGATTCAACCAAATAGAAGAATAAAAACCTTTTACTCCTTCTATTTCGCTATTTCCATATTTATAGTATTCCATTATACACCGCCAATTTGTCTAACCATGCGTGAACGTCCTCTTCAGCATACACATTAGGTACTCCTCTACCACTGTTACCATAAACTCCAAATACATATTTGCTTCTAGCTCTAAAACATACCAGGCTACTATTACCCCAAGGATAGCCATTCTGAGCAGGGGAGCCGTAGTGAATATTATTGTGAAATCTTCCAGTCACCGTATTTGCAAGCGAACCATAATGACCAACATCAGCTGATGTACTATAAGTGTTTTGTTGGTATCCCCCACCTATTATTCCGTTAGCTGTTGGCCCCAGAAATGGTCTACGCAACGTGTTTTTACTTCCATAAGCGGCTGGCAATAAACCTGCTGAATAACTTATAGCTCCATCAGATGCACCAATAGTGATTGTTGTTCCCCGATAGGGCGCACCAGCGGCTCCATTCCCACCGCTATTTCCTGTAAAAGAAATTGCAAAATCTCCAGAACCATCACCCCCCGGTCTATACAATGCCCCTATCGCGGTATGTAAATACCATACACTTTCCACACCTGTAACAGCTTGAGCATTTCCTATAGCTGTAACAGTCCCAGCTTCATTTACACTAGAAAAATACCAAGTATCAGGACTTGTGTTAACATCTGCAAATAACATATACAAAAGCTGATCTGTTTCATCCATATAACAACCAATGAAGTAATCTGCGTCAGCACTTCCTGATCCAGTAGCTATACTCATGCCACCGTTCCAAGCACCGTTTGTTGATTCAGAACCATCAACGGTGTAAAGCTTTGCACTAAAAGAATTAGTTGCATTAAGTAAAATTCTAACTGAACTATTCGCTGAACCTCCTGCAAATCCGGGAAGGTATATATAAGCAGATTCTGCTGAGTCGTTCATAAAATATGGAGTTACCGAACTTATATCCCCAGCAGGAAACATTGGCAAAGCCCCATCTATCCTACGTCCTGAAATTCTTGTTAAACCAGCCATTATTCGTCAAACCCCATCATCACCATGTTTACGCTTGCGACTGTGCTTCTGCCGATTACATAGTCACTTGCCCCTGCTACCACTGGAGAGAAACTTAAACTTTCATCTGGAGCAATCTGAGTGTTCTCCAATAACTTTTGAGCGTTAGCAAAGGTTGCAGAACTATCTCCTACCCCAAGTTGGACAAACGCTGTCGATGAACTTCGATTAAGAATGTGGACGGTGTAAGTGCCTCCAGAGGAGCCAGCCTGTCCTATGTTCGCTGTTGTATTTGCGCTTAAATCAACGCCTGATATTTTGACTGCCATTATATTTGCCCCATAAAGAATGCTTTACCAACACTTGGCCCACTTGCTGGTGCATCAGAAAATGTTGGAGGCGCACCTGCCCCAGCAGACGTTAAAAGTTGCCCTGCACTGCCTGTTGCCACCGCTACAGGATCTCCATTAGCATCATAACTAATAAGGTTTCCGTCTGTCCCCCCTGCCATCTTTGCAAGCGTTATCGCATCGTCTGCCACCTTTGCCGTGGTGACCGCACTTGTTGCCAGTTTTGCAGTCGTGACTCCATCGCTTGAACCAGTTGAATCAACGATAGATGCGGTTACCACTGCATTCGATGCTAACTGATCTGCACCCACGGCATCATCACCAATCTTGGCTTGCGTCACAGCATCGTCTGCCAACTTTGCAGTCGATATACTTCCGTCTGCCACCACACCCACAGAACTAGCAGTGAAAGCCATGACCTCAATACTTGTACCATTGGGCGGTGCTGTGCTGAATGTCAGCGTTGTACCCGATACCGCGTATGTGCCTTTCTCTTGGTAGACACCATCAATGTAAACCTGGGTATTGTTTTCTGTAGAGGGATCAGCAGATAAGGTAAAGGCTGTGGTGCTGCCGTCACCAGAAAATTCGTTTAGAGATACGTTGGTTGCACCAGAGCCGCCTATGTCTCCCCAACTGTCGGTGTAGCCTTCAAACGCACCTGTTGTCGTATTATATCGAAAAGCTCCTGCGACACCTGTTGGTCTGTTTCCTGTAGTCCCAGATGGGACATAAAAAGCCTGTGCGCCAAAAGCCGCTGCCGTAATATCGACAACTGCCGCACCTGCTCCTGCTCCGTCAAGATATACAATCCTTTTTGTGCCGTTGAGGATAGTAATCGTAGCACCCGATCCCTGCTTGATAATAATAGACTGGCCACCGCTGGTCGCATTCTCAATAATCTGTACTCGCTTGAGGGTATTCGGAGCGATTGTGATAGTACAAGCAGAATCTAATGTGCCTGTATACTGAAGATGTAAAGCTCTAGCAGGATCTGTAGCTCCATCTGCTACTGTGCTGGTGTGAGTATCTGCATTGGTGGTGATACCTTCTGTGCCTACACCTAACGCTTCACCAATAAGCTCAAGCGAGGTGTTGGTGCTAGTACCCCAATCAGCATCTCCATCTGCTGGTTCTGCTACTCTAAGATTATTTACAAAAGTTGATGCCATAATTTATGCCGCTATCTCTGTCCAATTTGGTGTTTGAGAAGTGTCAACCGCAGGCCAATCTGTGGTTTGATCTGGAATGATAGGCCCCCATATATTTATGGTTGCGGTGGATGCTGTCATCTCTGCGCTTGTAACACTTATCGTAACGCCTGTTCCTTCTGCTACAGTGACGCTACCAACCGCAGATGTTATTTCTGACTCTGTTACAGGGACAATGGTTCCTGCTAGGGGGGTTACAGTTCCTTGCCCAAGGCTTAGTCCTGTAAATGCAACGTCTTGATTATAACCACCTCTGTTATAACCTTGAGTTATTTGGTTATAACCAGTAAAAAATATGGTTACATCAGTCATCAGGCAATCCGAATAATTGCGTTGCTTGCGTCAGCGGTTGGGAATTGGATTGTAAAGTCTCCAGACTGAGAGGTTTTGTCTGAACCAAAATCCAAAATTAATACTGCTCTATTAGCAGAACCTGCCGCTGTAGAAGAGTTATATATCATCGCTCCTCTAGCAGTGATAGAGCTACTGGAAAAGGTTAAGTCTGCAAAATCTGTGAGTGCTGTTGTTCCTGAAGTGGTAGGAGTAACATTAGTCAAAGCTCCTCCACCAGAACTATACCCAGTTCCAGACGCTTCATTGCTTGCGGTAAACGCAGTAGTCGCTGCGTCTAAACTTGCACTGCTGGTGTATAACGCCAGT